CAGTACTCAAGAATCTTTTGTACAATTAGCTGAACATATTAAAGCTCCTATGCACACAACAGAAGGAGATTGTGGATCACTTTATGTATTGTTACATAATTCGAAACAAAGGAGATATGTTGGTGTGCATTGTGCTGGATCTGGAGTTGAAGCTGTTGGGAATATTGTAACACAAGAGGTTCTCGAATCCTTCCTCCAATTGACTCGCTATAAAGATAGAAATTCTAGACAGAAAGATACTCAATTCGTGGCTGAAGGTGCCCCAGATAGAACCGCTTATGTAATGAATGATCACTATAAGACTAACGAAGAGTTGTTAGCCGAAATACCAAAGATTAGAGAAGAACTTGTAGAAGCTGGTTTCCTGGATCCCGATGAATCTGTTAAACCTCAGTTTGAAACCGGACCTGCCGGACACACTATAGGAACTGTTGTACCACAATTCCGACCCCGCCCTCCTAAGAAATCTGCTATAAAACCCTCAGTAGCCCAGGAATATCTTTCCGCCAAGTATGGACCACCAACTACTGCACCAGCTGCTCTGAATAAAGTGAATGGAGTATCGCCACTTCAGAAAGCTATAATCAAGGAAACTAGTACATTACCAATTGAATTCCAACAAAGAGATTTTGAATTGATGAAACAAATAGCCTATGTAGCAGCCCAAGACATAGGCTACGATGATGGACCAAGGAGTATAGTATCTGAGTTTGATGCTGTGAATGGAATACCTGTATCGAATTATCTAACTAGGTTAGAGGTTTCGACTGCTATTGGAGTACCACTCTCAACAATGCATAGAGAATTCAAATCAATAGATTATTTTATTTATGATTCTTCGACTGATACTCTCTGTGTGAATAGTACAACACCCATAAGAACAGCGTTGGACAGTTTAGACAGGAAGGAATATCTATATACACTCATCAATGATTTTCTCAAGGATGAAAGGAGACCACTAGCCAAAGTTGAAGCCCTTAGTACGAGACTGATAAAGGGAGCAAATAAAGCGAAAACTATTAAAGACCGTCAATATATGGGAGCCTTCGTTTCTAGAATCATGCGTGCCCACAACCATTTGTCCTACAAACTTGGAGTTAATCCAAACAGTAGAGCGGAATGGGAAAATATGGCCAAGACCATTGGTTGGTGGCTAGAAAATATGCGTTTCACTGCTGGAGATGTGGAAGGAATGGATAGAACAACCCAGAGACAACTAGCCTATTGTGCTGATTTGGCATGTAGGTTGTGGTATGCGATGTACGACCCAGATTGGACCCAAGAACAAGATCAGTTTAGAAAGTGGTTGTTGGAAAGAGACAATGCTGGATTACATGTTGGTGTGGACCACGTGTATTTAGTGTTGTTGATGAATAATTCTGGCTCTTATATGACATCAGTTCGTAACAGTTTAGCTGTGTGGATTATTATGACGTTTATAAGAATAAGATTTATGGAACAACAAGGACCATGGTTGGAATGTCGCCAGGATTATATGGGAGATGCTGAGATTGAAGTCTATAACAGAGTTAGAGAACGTTTTAATTTCTCAGACCCAATAAACTCTGCCAAGCAAACACAAAGAATCTGTGACTTTGGTGATGACAACATGGTTTCCAATTTTGGAGATATGAATTTCAGAACTCAGATAGCATACTGGAAATATTATTTTGGAATGAATCTTACTGATTTTGGTAAGACCGGAGTAATTAGAGATTGGCATGATAGAGGAGAAATAACCTTCTTGAAAAGACGAATTGTGCGGAGAAATGGAGTTGTATATGCCCCTTTGCCTGAAGAGGTCCTCAAAGAAGTTTTGTATTGGCAAGCTGACAAGATGCTACCAGAACAAGCTTTCCTAGTCAACGCTGAAGCTGTACTCAGAGAATGTGTCCATCACACCAAGGATGTCCATGAGTTGTTTAGAATGATGATAGTTGATGTATGTGATAGATTCTATTTTCAATTTTGGAAAGTACGATCTTTGGTGGAAGCTATGGATTACAATTATTTACAACACAAATACATCAATGAGTCAGCGTCTGAACCTCCCTTGTGGAATGGACAAGCAGCCAAATTCATTGCCCAGTCGGCAAAGGAAGTGGAAGAAACCGGAAACACTACGCAAACGATTCAGTGGACTAGCTTCACAGACGATAGCATCAGGGAGACTACGAACAAGCCCATATTGCCGACCCATATGGTTCCAAGTAATCCTTATGATGATGATGGTTTGCAAGCAGTCCTATCCCGTGTTTATACTGAAGATCTGTTGTGGACTTCAGCTTCATCAGTTGGAACTATGCTAGTCAACTATTCTTTCCCCTGGTTCATGATTTCACACTATAACAATTTGAAAGAAAAGCTCTCCAGATACCAGTATTTTAGAGCTGGAGTTAAGATATCAATTCGAATCAATGGAACAATGAACCATGCTGGAAAGCTTATAGTGGCTTGGATGCCTAGAGCTTATGGAGAAGAAAGCTTCAATAATATATACAAGATGTCTTGCTTAGAGAATCATGTATTATCACCAAATACAGGGACAGTTGTAGAATTCACTATACCATATGTTGGACCTAATGATTATATCAATTTATCTGAACAAGTAGCCTCTGACATTGGACAAGTGGCTATAGCAGTCTTGAACCCATTGACTGTATCAAATTCTGCTACTGTGCCAACTGTGACCATATCTATAGGAATGAGCTTTGTCAATCCAGAAGTTGCCGGACCCACAGATTATTCCGTGCCATCAACAGCATATAGCAACATGCTAGCTAATCAACAAAGAATTCAAGATGATAACAACAACAACAACAAGAAACAATTCAAATTCCGAGCTCAATCAGGGACTGAAACTATGACCCAAGAGCAAGAATCGGGGAGCAAGAACGGATTTATATCTAGTGCGATTACCAAAGTGGATGATTTGTTGTCTGTTTGCACTGTATTGCCTGTTGTTGGTAAGTACGCTATTGCTGCTTCTCCTATTATTAAGGCAACTAAGAGTATGACAAGAATGCTTAAATTAGAGAAGCCAATAGACCTTTCAGTACCAGAAACAGTGCTGCGTTCAACTACAGAGAATATTGCCACTGGAAAAGGAATGAGTAAAGCTTATAAACTAGCCCTTGATCCAGAAAATAAAGTCGCAACACACTATGGAGTCTATAATCAGACACGAGATGAGATGGATATCAAGAATATCTTATTAACTCCAAGCCTTTTCCGTGTTCTGGAAATTAGCCCTTCTGCAGCCCCAAATACTGTAATAACCCAGTTCCCATTGAACCCAAGCATGTGCCATTGGACAGGAGCAGAAGGAACTGGAACTTTCACCTACACTCAAGATCAAGGGCCGATGTCCTACCTGTCCAATTTTTTCACCTCCTATCGCGGTGGTTTCAAAGTTCATATGAAACTATCGTGCTCCCGTTTTGTGACGGGAAGATTGCGTATTTTGTGGTTTCCATCATCAAAATACATCCCAGCTGATACTTCTGGAGGAGCTGGAGACTATATCTCGAGAATCTGGGATTTCAATGGAGATTCAGAGATATCATTCACGATACCTTGGTTGGCCGACTCGGAAACCAAGAGAATAGTGCCCTACTACACTGTAGATGACCCAACAGGAGTGCCCCTAGTAGCAAATAGCCTTGATGAATGTTTAGGAACAATACAAGTAGCTGTTGTGAATGGGATAACTGGAATAGAGAATAGCTCTTTAGCTACAGTATATCTCAACATCTTTGTTAGTGGAGCTGAAGACCTTATGCTCTACAAACCAAGAGAACAGCCTAATAAGATGTTTATTGGACAATCTGGACCAGAAATAGCCTCCGGACCTGGAGAGAATAGTTGCAACTTGAGGAGTGTATTTTCTCACACTTTTGAACCACTCGTCGGACCGGCAAGAAGCATTTTGCGAAAGAATATATGCCACGGCGAGGAAATTAACAGTGTGAAAAGTCTTTTGCACAGACCAGGTTTCCTTACAACAACGAGCGCTAATGTGGGAACAGTAGATTGGAGACAAACAAACTTCATTGTTGGAGCAACACAGCCATTGACCCTTTTGAATGCTATAGCAAGAATGTATCAATTCTATAGGGGTTCCGTAAGATTTCATTTTCGACAAGTTCCTGTAGGTGCGCCCCTAGTATTAGCCCCTTGTACACTTTCAGTCCGTCCAGTTGAATTATTGCCAGTAGCTATTGATGCAACAAATACACCTATAGAATGGCCTGGAACGTATGGAGCTTCAGGAATGTACTTCCATAATTTGGAAGACAGGATTTGGTGTACTGTTGAGATACCTTGGGAAAATAGAACCGCTTTTGCATCTACAAACGTAAATAAGTGGCCTGAATATAGCTATGCCACTTTACTGCCCAGGTACGAAATCAACAATTTGGATGGTAGCCCTTTACCAGCCTTTGCTATATATCCAGCTGCTGGAGATGATTTGACTTTTGGATGGCTTAAAGCCCCGCCACAAACGTCTTTTACATTCAACACATAAAGAAAACTAGTAATCAGGTTTGCGATTGAACCTGCACCTTGCTAACAAGGTGTAAATCAACATTTTTATTTACAAACTATAATCGCCTTAAACGCGCTAAGAAATCACACGTCTATATCTTCTTAGTGCACCCTCTTGTCTTATAAGAGAGAGGGGGCAATAGTATATAA